TCATATATTATGGTCTTGGATAGACTAAATCTACCAATGTTCCTGATGTTAAACCAGTTGCAAATACTACCGATGTTCCACTTGTTACTGTTACATCACTTCCATTTCGCATTTTAACTCCATTGGCAAATACTTCAATTTTGCCAGAAGAATATGTTACGGAAGTTGTAAATGTTGTTTGCGATGCAGTAGCAGTAAATACATCATAAATTAATCCAGTTGCATTACCACTATAGCCTGAGTAGCCTGATGTGCCTTGTGCTCCAGAGTAGCCTGAGAATCCAGACAGTCCTGTTGCTCCAGTTGCCCCACTATAGCCACTAAACCCTGATGTCCCTGTTGCCCCTGTTGCACCCGAATAGCCACTAAAGCCTGATGCTCCATTTGCACCAGAGAATCCACTAATACCAGATGTCCCATTAATGCCTGAGAAACCAGAATAACCAGATACACCTGATCCTGAATAGCCTGAATAACCTGATATACCACTTGCACCTACAGCACCAGAATAGCCACTAAATCCAGATGCGCCATTAATGCCACTAAATCCTGACAATCCACTATAGCCACTAAACCCTGAATATCCAGAATAGCCTGAATAACCTGACACACCATTAACAAGTGCAAAAATTAAATTACTTGTATTTGAAAAGTTTGTTGTTCCAGTTCCAGAGCTTGATACCAAAGTTACTGGATAAGTCCAATAGGCAGTAGATGTACCAGCATTAGTAACAGTTGGAGTTCCAGAAATTGTCCAAACTTGATTATTGGCACTTGAGTTTGAATCTTGAATTACAAATTGTTCACCATTGGACAATAATGATAAATAAATATCAATATCAATATTATTCGATGTTAGATGTGAAACATTAATTGCAGTAGCATCTATTTGAGTTGAATTATTCCAAAGAATATTTCCATTACCCGGATAACCAGATTGTATATTTGCTCTTGCTTGATATTGAAAATAACTTGAAGATAATCCGCGCTCTCCACTAAATCCACTATATCCAGATATGCCTGAATCACCACTAAAACCAGAATATCCTGATATACCACTATATCCTGAAAATCCACTTATTCCAGATTCGCCTGAGAAACCTGATTGTCCAGACCATCCAGAAATTCCACTAAAGCCAGAAATTCCAGATTGTCCATTTTGACCTGAATAACCACTTAGACCATTAATTCCAGAATATCCTGATATGCCAGAAAATCCAGAAATGCCACTATCGCCAGAATAGCCAGAGAATCCACTTATGCCAGAATCGCCACTAAATCCAGAGATTCCAGAATCCCCTGAAAAACCAGAGAAACCACTAATACCAGAATCGCCACTAAACCCTGAGTAGCCAGAAATACCAGAATCACCAGAGTAGCCAGAAAAACCAGAAGTGCCTGATTCGCCTGAAAAACCACTTAATCCATCTTGACCAGAAAATCCACTATATCCTGATTCGCCTGAGAATCCTGATTGCCCATCTTGACCTGAATAGCCACTATAACCAGACTGTCCATCTTGTCCTGAATAGCCACTATAGCCAGATTCGCCTTGTATTGATTCGCCAGAATATCCTGAGAAACCACTAATTCCAGATTCACCAGAGAAACCTGAAAAACCACTAATTCCACTTTGACCAGCCGGACCAACTATTTGTCCAACATCAGTCCATGATGATCCTGTCCATATATACAGATCACCATTTGATTCAACAATATAACCATCATTTAAATTGCCAGTTGTAGGTAAATCTTCTGGTGTTGGTACTGTGCCAAGAATATTAATTGATGTGCCTTGCTGACCACTATAGCCAGAAAATCCGCTATAGCCACTAATGCCAGATTCCCCAGAAAAACCAGATATACCAGAAGCACCATCTTGACCACTAAAACCAGAAATGCCAGATTGTCCATTTTGACCAGAATAACCGCTAAATCCTGATGTGCCTTGTGCTCCTGAAAATCCTGAATAGCCACTTACACCAATTCCACTATATCCAGAATATCCGCTTGTGCCAGATGCACCAACCTGACCAGAATATCCACTTGCTCCAGATTGTCCTGAAAAGCCAGAATATCCTGATGTGCCTGAACCAGAAGCCCCAGAAAAGCCTGAGAAGCCTGATATGCCACTTCCTGAGTAGCCACTATAGCCTGATGTTCCAGAAGCTCCTGTAGCCCCACTAAAGCCCGAATAACCACTATAGCCTGATACACCACTTTGAGCATTGCCATTTAAACCACTATAGCCCGAGAACCCTGAGAAACCAGAATATCCAGATGCTCCTGTTGCTCCAGCCGGTCCAGCAGTTCCTTTGTCAATGACTAAAGTAATTTGATTAGGATTTTCATAATTGATTGTTGGCATGACTAGACCTTAATTATTAACAATAGCATCAGAACGAACAATAAATAACAAGAAAATAATCAAGTCATTTGCTGGAGTTGTACCAGATGCCGAAAAAGAAATTTTAATGCGACCAGAAAAGCCAGCACCATTGACATTTGCTATATCCAATTCTGGTTGCCCAGCAATTAAATCCCAAGCATCATCATCAATTACAAGTGTAAATGACCCATCAACATCGCTAATATTTGTAATGGTCAAATCAATAGGATCTGGAGTTGGTGTGTAATCGCCAATATCAAAAGTCAATCCATACCGACTATCTCGAACATTGGTTAATGTTCTGCGAATGATTTGTGCATCAATTGTGGCATCTGCAAGATTAATGGCAATTCCATCATTGTCCAATAATTGCAAATTCCAAAAAGTTTTTTGTTGCCAGACAAGTTCGCCAGCAATAATTTGATTGTCAAACCCACTTACTTGTGTAAGTGTGTTCTTGTTAAAGACTGCCATGATTTCTCCAATTCTCGGTTAATAGGGAATGGCACTCCACTCACCTACGAATCATATATTGTCTTTTTTGTTTATTTTAACTTCAATACTTGCCTTCAGCAAATACATTTACAAATACTGTTCCATCTTCTAATGCTTCAATTTCATGCCACTCACCAGCGGGTAAATTTAAAGGCTGGCTATCCTTATTAATTGTATAGCTACGACCTTCAAGACTTACTAAACAAGAACCAGCATTACAAATTGTTGCATGAGAATAATTATGTTCATGCTTTGGCAAACCTTCACCTATGTTGGCATGATACACACTTAATTGTGTTCCATCATAAGTAAAACTATGTCGTAAGTTGGCTTGTTTGACCATTTGCTTTTTTCGTTTTTACAGGCATCCATTTACCAACATATCCCATTGGTGCATTTATATATCGCACCTGCATTTCTATTGTTCCAATTTCTTTTTGAAACATACGAAACTCTGGGCTAGAGTTAGGATAAATCCCATATTCCATTATGCAGATTGTGTTCCTGTGGTTTGTGGTTGGTCTTGTAAGGGTGGTGGAACATAAGGGGCAATAGTTCCATAATCACCAGCAACGGCATTATTAAATAACTCTACACCATAAGGCATTGGGTCATAAGGAGTTGCTAAAAATGGAAGTTCATCAGCCATTTCTTCAAATTTTACAATTAAATTAATTGCAGTATGTTGTGCATCATTCCAAACTGGGTCTTTTGCATATTCAATTGTTAGCATTTTATTTTCCTTTATTAAGCAACACGACAAAATAAACCAACCCCAGTTCCACCGCTAGCACCAGCTTCAGATATTCGAATGGTAGCACCCATGTATTTCCATGTTCCTGATAAATTGTCAGCTAAATCAATACCAAGACCACAATGACCAAAAGTTGTTTGTCCAGCAGACTTAACTTGATTAGCACCACCGCCAGCAGAATAATTGCTTCCACTACTAAAAACTGAATTATTACTAGCACCACTACTATCGCCACCCATAACATAACTTCCAACAGTATTAAATCCGGGGCAAGCAACAGACAAAGTTCCAGAACTTGTAATTGTTCCACCTTGTAGTCCATTACCAGTAGCTACTGAGGTTACTGTTCCAGCACCAATACTATTGCTTGATGCAGAAGTAATATGCCCTTGTGCATTTACTGTAATTGTTGCCGCAGTATAAGTATTAGCAGTTACACCAGAGTTTGCATGGTTTATAGTTGCAGAACCACCAAGAGCAATAGCACCACCACCAGATAATGCTGTCCCAGGGGTAACAGTTACAGAACTATTCTGTAAACCAGTATTATCAGTTTGACCTGATGAATTTAGTTTGTTCGCAAATTGCGATAGGTTAAAGGCTTGTGTCATTTAGACTGCTCCTGTTCTGGCAAAAGTTTGTTGCACTAAAATGTTAGTATTTACTGTTGGGGTTGTTGTTAAAGTATAAAGCGATCCTGATGTAGCTGTAAAATCTGTTCCATTAAACTGCAATATTCCATTATTATATAGATTAAAAGCATTAATATTGTAGCTAAAACTGTAATTAGATTGTCCAATTACTGTAAAAGCATCCACATTTACTGGTGTTCCATTGGCTACCCCAAGGTTATTTGGTGACCATTGGATTACCTCTAAGTCCCCAGAAGTATTGCCAACAAAGGTAATAGTTTGGTCTGATAAATTGTAATCTTGGGCATTTACCACAGTTCCATTAAGGAAAAGCAATTCATAGCCATCTGTAATGGTAAACCCTGATGCAGTATAAGAGCCCTGATTGCTTAGGCTGGCTGAATTTCTAGTAAAAGAAGCATATACCCCAGTTGTGCTATTTACAGATTTCATGGACACAATGGTAATTTTGTCCCCTAAAGTAGCCCCTGTAGCCAAAGTAACTGTGCCAGTTGAGCCACCAGTATCGGTATATTCGCTAGGATTTAATAAACAGCCATTTTGGAATACTAAGCATTGACCACTTATATATCCTGATGATCTAGTTACTGTAAACACAGTTTGACCAGAAGTAGCTGTAAATTGCTGTTCTGTGTAATAGAAATCATCTGGGGTCTGAAATCCTACTACACGACCATAAATATCAATGGTTAAAGTCGCTACAGAAGAAGTTTTTGTATATGGACCGCCAAAATCTAAGTATTCTTGCAAGCCAGCAACAATGTTTCCATCAGCATTATTGTAGATTTTGACTTGTCCAGTACCAACAGATGTAGTTCCTGTAGTGGTTAATTGTCCAGTTCTTACATCAAGATTAATATTATTTGTGCCATCAGGCAAACCATTCCAAATTGAAGGGTCATATACAAGAATTTGTGTTGGAACAAAAGCGGCAGTACCAGCGGCATAATCAGCAAAACCAGTAGAAAAACTAAATTTACGACCAGTTCTATTGCTAAATAATAAATATACATTTGTTCCAAAAGCTGTAGGTGCTAGATACCATGTGTAATCTGCTGGATCTGTGCTGACATCAGTATTGGCAGTATTATGCAAACCATAATAAGTTTTGTTTCTTGGGTTAAGACTAAATCCTGTGCCATCAATAGCATCAGCATAAGCAACATTCAAATTTTGATAAGCATATTGAAATGTTGTTGGTCTCCATTGCAATAAAGTGCTATGAGGGCTATAAGCAGAAGAAGCAAGACTATTAACCATTCTGCTAAAGAAATACCAATCACCGGCTGGAATATTAGTTAATGTAATGTTTGGAAGAATTGTATTTACATTCCAAGGTGTTCCATTAGATTGAATTTCACTTGTGCCAGCAAAATACATTTGCTCTTGCAATGGATTAGCAAAAGCTGAATACCAAACTTCAGCATATTGTGTAATGCCAGAAGGAGCAGTTTTTACTTGAACAACAAAAGATGGATTTGTGGCAGTTGGAAATTGAGATATTATTTGTGGGGCTTCTGGAATGCCAAAAAATGTGGGATCTCCAATACCAGTATTAGGTGCTGGGGTAAATTGAGTTACCATTACATCATCATAAACAGAAGCATTGTATTCAGACATATTAAGCTGAACACCAATAGAACCATCATCATTAAATGCTTGAACAACTTTATTAATTCTAAATGGTTTATCTGTCCAGCCATAATTTGAGTTTGTTACAGATACAATATCTCCAGCATCTAATTGGATGCCTTCAAAATTAACAGTAACTTGCATTTGCAAATCTTCACGACCAGCTTTTAATAATCTATTAGCAATATATTGTGCAGTAACACTATTATTAGTTAATGGCAAACTAATAGATACTTTATTTACAGGCTCATTGGGATATAAAAGCGATGGATTAATTTGTGCCAAATCAAATGTAGAAGAATTAAATGCATCTTGATTTGATTCATCTGGGAATTTTGCTTCAATAATATTATAAGAATTGGCAATATCTAATGGAGTAATGCTAATAGCAGAAATCATATTGCTATCAGTAATATCCATTACTGTTTCATAATCAGGCTTTTGAACTATTACACCCCATTGTGCAGTAATTTCATTATATTTAATTAAGCAATCACAACAAGTAGCCATGTCTTGTAAATTTTGCATGACTGTTTTGGTTGTATCTAATGTGCCATTAAACTTAAATCTTGGTTGTGTTGCATATCCACCACCATAAGGGATATATTCAAAATTTTCATCTGAATACACAGTAAGAGCATCAAGACTATCAGTATTAATTTGATTGGCTGGAATAGCACAACCATATCTGGTATTAATTAAATAATCATAAAAACAATCTCCAGTAGAGCTTCTGGGATTTGTAATTTGGAATTTTGTTGCCTCAAGACCACGAATGTTGGCTGATTGACTATAAGACAAATGAAGAATTGCAAAAGCACAATTGCTCATTAATTTAGTGTCATCCCATGTATAAGTAAGCCCAGATGCTTGCAATACTTCAATAGCAGTATATGGAGAATTTACTGGGCTGTTTGATCCATTGCTATAAAGATAAAATTCAATTCTTCCATTAACAGTTGTATCTACAATACCAGTTGATTCATCTGTAAGGCTTGCTACTGTATATCCATTTCCTTGAAAAGTAACTAATTTGCCACCAAAATAAATATCACCAAATGTATATTCATCAGGGGTTTGTCCATCATTTGTATTGGTTACTTCTGCAATAGAAAGCACATAATAAATTTGCTGATTATCTTCGCTAATAGTAAGGTCTGTTACAGTTCCACCAACATAAGCAGAGCCATAAAGCACAGGAAGTTTATTATCTGTTGCTGGAGAAATTTGTTGGCGATTACCGGGGTTTTCGCTACCACCAGATATTCCAGTATCAAATGAGGGTTGATTAGAAAAAGCCTTTGTGACAATCATGGCTACAACCATATTGATTGCCATAGCCGCAAAAAATCCTACTGTACCAACTGCCGCAGAATAGCCCAATGCAACTACAATGGTTGCACCAATAGCAAATACTGGTGATGCTAATGTTAGCAAAGATAAAAATACCAGTATTTTTTTATTCATTATTGAATCCAATTTTCATCTAATTTTGTAAACCCAAATTTTCCATACTTTATATCAGGGCTAGTAACCATTTTTGCTATTGCAAACATAGCTATTCTGCCTTCTTCTTTTAACTTATTTCCATATTCAACATATTTTTTTAATAATCTATATCCAATACTTGTATTTCTTTTTTCTGGTTTAACATACCATGCCAATTCTTGCATATATAAGGTTTTGTCGCACCATACTGTAGGAGTAATAATTGCCATTATTAATCCCACATTATCTTCTATAAATATAATTCCAGCACCAGCCAATATTGTATCTAACATCTTATTCCAATATGGCTCATTATCTAATCCCTGATATTGTTTAATATTAGATTCTGCTCTAAACAATTTCATTAATTCAATAATCTGCTCTTTATCTTGTCTTGTGGCTTGTCTTATCATGAGTTTGGCGATGCTCCTTTGCCAAAGTTGTAATTAATATTAGTAATAAAAGCAACTCTATCCATACTGGTATCACCAGCATTAAAAAATTGCCAATTATTATTATTGGTATATCTTCCAGCAGTTCTATTTTTAAGTATTAGTTGAATAGAAGATGCGGCAACTGTAATAACACCAACAAATGCCCTTATTTCTTCCATCCAAGTTTCATCAATAGCAAAAGAGTTAATATAGCCATTAAAGAATTGATACAAACCACCTGATCCACCAGTTGTTAGCAATTCACCATCAGTATTAAAAAAGCCTTTCCATGCTTCAATTTGGCTTCCCTTAATTTGGTTTCCCAATACCCAGCCTAAAGCGGCTGTATCAATACCAACCAAAGTAAAAGTGGTTTCATTTGCAGTAGATTTAATATCTCTTTGAGTATCGCCTACTTTAATTAATACTCCCAAAGCATCAAATGGCTGTGAATCAACTTCTGGAACTGTAATTGCTGATGCTGTAGATGCAAAGCGATAGATTGCATCAGGTGTAGTTACCCTAACAAAATCTGCATATCGAATATTATTTGTATTGTTTACTGGTGGAATTACATTCATAGGACACTTTCAAAAGCTCTAAATGATCCAGACCATTCAATAAAAGAATCATTAGTGATTGGTTTTAAAGTATATGTAGGGTAATCCCTAAGAACAACCTGAAATGTAATCCCTGTATAAGTTGTTCCACCCATGCTTACTGTTGTTCCATATTGTCCAATAACAGCATTAACTGGGCTGACTAATGTAGTAATTAAGTTGCGATGAACAGGGATAGTAACAGTAGATCCAGAGCCACGCAATACATCAGCAGTTGCAATATAAGAATACAATCCAACCTGACAAAAATCACCAGCACGAACAACATATTTGTTAGATGGCATATCTGTGTTGTTTGGCAAATTGCCCAATACTAAATTTTTATTAGCTGAACTGGTTTGCCATTGAGCAGTAGAAATTTGCCCAGATGTCATTTCGCCTTGATAATAAATATAATTTTCCCAGCCTGTAGTGCCAAAATTTAAATATTGAGCCAAGGCTTTATCTGGAATTCGCAATGAGTTTAGCAATGCTCTATTTTCGCTATAAAGAAGATAGTTCATTGGCTTTAATTCAAAAGCAAATGGCACAACAGTAATGATTTCTGAAGTGCTTATTCTTTGGTTTCTGCTAACCATTTGACCAACAAATCTTTGGTCATTAATTCCTACTGATTCGCTAATAGCGAGAATTTGATTTAAGCTCATAATTATCTACCCGCTGGTATTGAACGATTAGCAGATTGATTCATGCTCCAAATCGTCATTTTATTTTTAGCAAGAAATTGAATTCCAGACTGAGTATCAATAGCTTGCATACTTTGAATAACCGGACCATTGTAAACAGTCTGTGCTTGATTGCTTAATTGACTACTTAATTGTTGATTTGGAATTACAGTTCCACCTCTTTGTGGAATAAATAGTTCCGGTCCATTTTCGCCAACTAATGTAGGTTGATCAATATAACCACCATCTGCCGCTGCACCAATAGTAAATGATGCTCCACCAACCCCAGTAAAAGCTCCACCGGGGCTTGCTCCAGCACCTACAGCAGTAGAATTAAATCCACCAAATAAACCACCAGCGGCAGAGCTAAACAATTGCATCATTTGCATACGCAATTGAATTTTGATAAGGTCTTTAATAACACTAGATGCAAAATCGCCAAATGCAATTTTTCCTGTGTTTACAAAATTATCAATTGCAGTATTCATGTTGCTTGTAAATGAACTGAACATATCTGATGCTAATTTGCCATAGTTGCCAGCATCTTCAGCATATTGAGCAAATGCCCTGTCCCAGCCATACGCAAATGTTCTTTGTTCAGCAATGGCGGCTTGCTCTTTTGCTTGAGCGGCTTTTACAAAAGCATCACTAAGCTCTTGAACCTTAGCAATTTGTCTATCATATTCATCTAAAACTTTTTGTGTAGCATCACGACCAGCCGCTTCTTCTCGCCTTTTGGTAATGTCATCAATTTTTCTGCTGGTTGTATCCAAGACTTGATTGATGGTTTCTTGAACCCTTCTTTCATCATTTGTCATTCCAGCCATTTTGATTCTAGTATCTAATTGCTGTAATGCAAATTTTTGCTGTCTTTCATATTCGACTGAAATTAACTTTGCCATTTCAAGCATAGTTTTTTCTTTATCGGCAATAGACTTTTCTTTTTCCGATAACTTGTCATACTTTGTGCCTTCTAACAAAGGCTTTGGTGCTTCTTTAGGTTTTTTAGGTGCATTAGCTCCAGAAAATTCAGTTCCTTGAGCCATTGGGTTATTAGGATCAAAGTTAATTGTGCCACCTTGATCTTTAAATTCTTGATATTGCTCTTTAAGAGTTGCCAAATAATTAACAATGGCAGTCAATGGCTGAATCAGCTTAACCATAAAGTAATAAGTATTGCTTACACCTTTTTGGATATTATCCCAAGCATCTCCAGCATCTCTTAAAGCAGATTCCAATTCTGGATCTGCAATCTTTTTATATTGCTCTGTATATTTTTCCCAATCTATGCCTTTGGCGGCTTTGCCCAAAAGCTCTACTGCTTTAGCATTTCTTAAAATTGGATCTTCAATTGCTCCCAGTTGCTCTGCAACTCTTTGCATCAATTGTTCTGGGTTTAGTTTTTGAACTTCAGCGGCAGTAATACCTACTTGTTTAAAAGCATCTCTAAGTTTGTCGCTACCATCTTTTGCTTCTTGAGTATTGACTGCCAGCTTAGTAAGCATTACTCCTAAGTTTTCAGCTTTGCCACCTGACATTTCTAGGGCTTTGCCCATGCCAACAATAGCACCTATGCTGGTATCAAATGCATCTGCCATATCCGATATGGCATCGGCTTTTTCAAATATTTTATAAAGACCAGCCATAGCAAGACCAACACCAAGACCAACCTTGCCCATAGTCGCACCAAATTCTGATGCGGCTTGCTGGGCATTTCTAAAAGCCTTCTTTTGATTGGCTTCAAATTGCTTAGTGTTTTTGGTGGCATCTTCTAAACCAGCCTTAAATTCAGAAGAATCTAAAGCTAGTTTGACACCTAATCTTGCAAGTATTGACATTTACCCACCCTTAAATCTTTTTGGATCAAACCCTTTTGCCCTAGTAATAAACATAGATAGGGCTTCATTTACTACTTGTTTATTATCTTGTGGTGGATAAAGATACTCATAAAATCGCTTACCTATTACTTCTTGTAATTTATAAGCTGGTTTATTTGGCTCTCTTATATAATTATATACCCCTGTAGTTAAACTGCCAATGGCTTCAACAATGCTTTGATTGCCAATTTGTCCATCTGCATACATGACTACAATTTGTCTAAAAATATCTTCATCTAGTTCATCTGGATTAGCTCCATGAGCCAACATATAAATCTTAGCTTGCTGTCTGATGGAGCTAATTAGTTTTTTCTTATTTCCTCATAGCTAGGGCTAATTACTTCTGCAATTTTTCTAACCAAATCATATTGAACAGGCTTTGGAAAATCCTCAGAAATTTCTTCATAGGTAATATCTGTAAGGGTTTCTCCGTTAGGAAGCACTAACAATTTGAATGATTCCACAATTCTAATCTCGCTACCAGCCTGAGCTTCTGCAAGTTTTCTCAAAGAAGTTTCACCCATCATTACATCATTTTCTAGAAATTGAATGTCTGCATCTGAATTTTCAACTTCTTCTTTTCTAGCCAAAATCCCTTTAGTTAGCTCTACATATTTTTCTTCCACCAATTCTGGTGGTGGAGCTTCAGATTTTTTAAATATTTCTTCTGCTTCTTTAGTCTTAGGAATTCTGACCTTGAACTCTTGACCTTTAAAATCAAATGTCCTAGTTCTAATAGCATCTAAATTGACCTTCAATGATTCTGCTAATCTGCTCATGTTTTATACCTTTTTTGATTTGTATTGTTGAAGTTTATAAGTTAAAAAAGTGCCTAGAATGTTAATTACTCTAGATGCTTGGGATTCTAATGCTGGTCTAAGATAAGGCTGTGGAGCAACTGCTTTATTGCCAAACTCTTGTGAAATACCTCTTTTGTCTGTTCTGGCTGACACTATACCAATGGCTATATCATTTGGCTCTGAATATATAGACCTTTGATCTCTTGAGTTGGGAACTCTAGCAGTAAGTTTAATACTGTCCTTTAAGTGAGGAGTGGTATTGTTATTTTCATCATAAGGGGCTAATTGCCTTGCACTTTGCAAAACTGGTTGCATAGCATTTCTGATAGCTGGCAAAAGGACTTTGCTGGCAGTTTTGCCATAACACAAATCTTCACCCATCTCTATTAATACAGCTTCTAGTTCTTTGAAGCCTTCTGTTTTGACTGAAATAATTTCAGCCATTTTATTCCACCGCTTTAATTAGCTTATGGAAAATAGCATTGTTTAATTTGCCAACATAATCTACCACTTCTTCTGGTGATAGCTTGTCTGCATGATATTTGGCTATTTCATAAGCCATACTGATTCCAGCAATACGCTGTTGCTTAAACCCAAACCAATTCTTACTTTCTGAATTGGCTTGGGAAATAATGTAGTTTAGTAAATCTTGTGATCCATTCTGTGCTGTCATATATTTTTCTATTAAGTATTGTTAGACCAGCCATAAGAATTGCCACCAACTGGATGAATAGTGAAGATAAATTTACCTTCAGCAGTTGGAGACATATCCCATTGCAAACCACCTACACGACCATTAAATGCATAAGCAACTGTATCTGTACCATCATAAACAGCGATTACATAAGTACGGATAATTGTGCCATTGTAGCCATCATCACGAATTAACAATTGTGCTGTATCTGCTGGATTCCATGCAGAAGTAATTGTCAAAGAAGTAACTTGATTTTGAGTGGTGATCTTAGCACCAGTTCTAGCACCAGCCACATTATAGGCGGCAAATGCATCATCAGCACCAAAGGCTGGGATAGCTTCAACAGGAACAAATAAACCATCTGTGCCAGCACCACCAGCTTCAGTACCAACGATATTTGCAACTTGTCCTGTCCATGTGGACAATTGAGCATCAGTTAATGCTGTTGGACTAGCACCTTCTTGCATCCATAGGGTTGCCACATAACCGGGCAATACTTTATTAATAAGAGCCATTTTGAACCTCGTAAAAAATTAGTTAATAAATTCTATCTTATTAAGTTGGTACATACAGAGTGCAATCCAAAATAATCTGTTGCATTCCAATTTCATTATCATAAGTATTATAAAGCCATACTACATCTGCTTTGGCAATAAAAAAGCCATTATCTTCAGGATCGCCAAACATTCCTGAATATCCATGAAGTGATTGTAATATTGTATTAGAAATATTAAAAGCACCTTCTAAACTTGTATTGAATACAGACATCTGGAATACTGGGGTATCGATACCTTTATTGCTTTGTTGTTGCCCTGTATATACAGGCTGATGGACATTTCTTAATTGCCATGTAACAAACTGGGTCTGGGTAGCCCAATTTCTATTAAAATTGGCATATACAGGCACAGGCGATAATATGTCATTCAGTTGATACTGAATAGCTTGGGCATATACAACAGGATTTTGTTGGGTACTCATACTGGGGTATTTGGGTCATTTCTGTAGCACAAAAGGGTAACATTCATCCTATCATTGGATTCACGCACATCAGTAATTCGCCAATCAAACCCTCGCCAAGTAATACTAAATAGATTCTGATTATCTACAATTTGCTTTTGATTAGGGGTATAGTTAAAAGTAAAATTAACTAAATCGCTATAAACTCGGTATTTATCAGCAATTCTTACACTATTTGCCACATCAGCTACTCTAGCTCTTGTTTCAAACCACTCAGTAATGGTTGTAGTTTGCTCACCATAGGCATTAACACTATTGGTAACATTATTAATAACTACATTTTCATAACGAGCAATAGACATTTATAGCACCAAAGGTTTATAAAGTCTTAAAAGGGAAGTAACTCCAAATGGAATATCATGCATTACAGCCGCATTAGAATTGCTACGATTATTATATAAATGGGTCAAAAGCAATAATCCAGCTTGTTTGATAACAGGATACTGGGCTATTGGGTTAGCTTTAGTCTGCCAAGTAATAACAACAGGGCTGGTCATTACTGTGCTAATGTCATTTGGCAAAGCATTTACAACAACTTTATTTCCTGTTGGATCATAAAAGTATTCTGTAGATGCTATTGTTGTTAATACTGGTGGGTTATCCCCATTGTAGTAAGCAACTGAATTAATGACTGTTCCAGCCTGATTATTAAAGTTCTGGGATACTTCTGGCAGATCAAACGATGTCTGCATCCCCATAGAATTGTTTGTAGCCCCATAGTAGGCTTTATAAGTGATTGGGAATATGGACATACCAAGATAGTCCTCAATCGCCATACGCACAGCCAATTCAAGCCCAGATAAGTATGAATCTTGGCTTTCATCCTGAAAAAGGTTTAGCTGTTGGGTAATTTCTTCCAAAGTTAGCCATGATGTGACTGTATCACGACTAATTTGCTCTACTTTTTCATAGCTATAAGGATTCCTTGGCAATCCATAATATGAGCCACTTGTAAGAGTGCTAGACATTTTTAACCTTAATCAAACCAGCTTAAACGAACTCCAGCAAACACATCACGAATTGTAGAAACTACACGCTTTTCAGCATACAGAGTTACAAAGCCGGGTTGGGTCTGTTCAAAACGCTTGAGCACAAATTCTTCATTATCAGCAATGGTCAAAAATCTAGACCAATCAGCTAAATAAACAGGGAACTTGCCTACTCCACCTTCTACATCCATATAAGGGTTAGGCAACACTTCATGACCAAAAATATTGCCTACAGCACTACCATCTTTATCGCCAACCTCTAAAAATACTGGCAAACCACTTGTGCCACCAGTTAATTCACGCAAATTCTTGATGGTTGTAGGATGCATCATCCAGCAAGTTGTATCAAAGTTCCAATATTGTGCTGGCAATGCAGAAGCTAGGTTAGCAATATCGTTATAAACTAAATATTCATTAGCTTGTGGAACTGTTAATACAGTATGAATACCATCATCTAAAGCAGAACCATTTGTGCCAAAAGATGCCTCAGTTGTTGAACTCGGATAAGAGTTCAGACCACGCAAGCCATATTCAGCACCAGTTGTAGTGGTGGTAGAGCCTGATTGATCATTATTGAGCATCATGGACAATGCTTCTTGTTGTAAAAATTCTAAAGCTAAATCCATTACTACTGATTCTTCTAATGCATTAATATCAGATAAAACAGCAGTACGAATTGGAATCTGTGCTGAAATAACTTTTACTGGAATTTGCCAGTAAGCAGTATCTTCGCCGGGTGTTCCCACATTGGGTGTAAATTCATAGCCCCAAGGATTTGTTGGGTTTGTTGCATTACCAGTTTTTGCTACAAAGGCTTCATCTGAGCCAATGGTTGTAATTTTTCTTGCATAAGTACGCAATGGGTTAGCCATACGCAATGATGCAAAAGAATCATCATAAATTGTACGACCACCAATCCCTGATCCAGAGCCAGTAAGATTGGATGCTTCATTAAATGTTACTTTGGCTTCGCCTTCAATTAAGGCTTTTTTAATAGCTTCATAAATCAGAGTGGTGTTCATATTTCAATCCAAATAAGTTAAAAAAAAGGTGGGGGATTTCTCCCCCAGCCTTTAGTCTGCTGTATGAGTAGAACGATAAGCTACCAACGCAAATGGATCTACCACAGAGCTTGCTAGGCGCTTTTCGCCATAGAATGTGATGAAACCCGGTTGAGTTTGGTCGTATCTACGCAATACCATGTTTAAACGATCAACAATTGCATGACCTTTTGTCCAATCACCAAAGAACATTGGGAACAAATCTGCTTTTGGAGAAGTGCCCGGATCATTTGGAGTATCGCAATACTTATTAACAACAACATCAAAGCCAAGCAACTGACCTACGATGCCATCTGTACGAGCCAAGCCATCAACATAGATTGGTCGCTTCTGGTCATCAGTTAATCCACGAATTGCTTGCAATTGAATTGGATTAATCATGAACTTAGCATTCTCAGTCCAGTATTGGTTAGGCAAGCTGTAGATAAAGTTGATTACATCTTTGTAAGTGATGTTGTTGGTTGTTGTGCTTGTACCATTGGTTGTGATCTGGTCATAAGTAGTAATAGTGGACAGACCATTGCTGGTTGAAACACCACTTGTACCATAAGCCGCAGCATGAGTTGTACCACCAGCATAAGTGCTTGAATAAGCATACTGATTTAAACCACGCAAACCATTTGTACCACCATAAGTATTTGGTGAATCTGTTTGGTCATTGTTGAGGATCATAGACTGAGCTTCAACTTGTCCAAATTCAGCCATCATGTCTGAAATGATGTTGCCTTCTAAACCATCAATATCATCAAGGGTAGCTGTACGAACAGGGAATTCACAGTTCAAATCTTTCAACACCAATTGCCAGATGTTTGTGTTTTGAGTTGTTGGAGCACCATTGTTCTGAATTGCATAGCCCCATTGAGCACCAGCATTTCCAGTTTTTGCGCGGAACTGATAAGCAGAACCATCAGTAGCAACAGAACGAGAAACACCACGCAATGGGTTAGTTTGACGCAAAGAAACGAATACAGGATCGTAACCAGTACGACCACCCACATTGTAACCAGAACCATAACCGGCTGGATTACCCAACTGTGAGCCATCTTCCTTCATGTATGCATCATACTGATCTACTGATTCAAACAGTTTGATTTCTTTTTCTACTTTGTTACCAGCTTTGTAGAAATCACGAATTTGCTCACGAACAGAACGATTAAGTTCTTGTGTCAAAGATGTGTAAGTTTTAACGATTGCTGGAGCTTGTACTTCAGAAATGCGAGCTTCTAAATTTGCAACTTTCTCAGCAAATTCGGCTTTAGCGGCTTCAACAGTAGTAGCAACTTCAGCTTTTACTTCTTCAATCTTAGCTACAGAAGCGGCTTCGATTGTGTCTAATTTCTCAATAACTTCTTTCATGATAATTCCTTTATTTAATGCGATTAGATAATGCTTTCAACAATTCTCTTTCCTGTAAGGCTTTTAGAATTGCATCAGCTTCATTTACCACCGCTTCAAGCTCACCTTGTTGTGGGGCTACCTCAGTAATTACTTCTGGCTCAACATCACGCTGTTCCAAAACTTTCTTGAGGATTGAAGATGCGGTGGTCGCATCTTTTCTGGAAAGCCCAGCATCACGCAAGGCTTTTTCGATTATTCTTGGGTTAGCATGACCATCTGCATCAAAATATTCTAGCTTCATAACTTCTGCGGCTGGATTATTAGGATACATAACTACAGAAATTTCACGCAAACCACCTTTAGTGATTTGGAAATAGCCTTCATCTGAATCAATGCCTAATTGCAATGGGTTGCCAGCTTCATCAACCATACACGCTTCATCTGCATAAGCACCAACAGAAACACCACCAAATAGGTTAGGAGATTCTTTTAATACTGAATAAATGTCTGATCCACCTACTGTGTTCATGAATAAACGACCTTTTGCAGTCATTCCACCTTCATCAAACATTACTTCATCCCATTGACCAACAGGCATTCCCATATCATTGTGATTTAGGAACATTGGCATAGGTTTGCCAGCTTTATTGAATTCATCAGCCCATTGTGCAAAACCTTCAGGCTGGTAATTAAACTTTCTACCATCAGCACCTTCTCTAGCACCCCAAGTAGTAGCTCTTGCTTCTATCTTGCCACTAGGATTTTGTGCTTCGTCTGCGGATTGTCCCAGTTGGACTTTTGCTTCGCAAACTAGAATTAGATTTTTCATTTATAGCCCCATTAGAAATAGCTTGGTTATTATCTTGTATTTTAGGGGATTTTGCATCTATTATGGGAAGTTTAACATTACTTGTTTTTATTTGCAAAGATAGTAAGGAATAAACTTTATCTAGTAATTTCATTGTTTCCCTATATTCATTTTTCTGGTTTGATTTCCACCACCCCCACCAGTATCCTGTGGAGAAGAACCAGCAATATTATCTTGTGGAGTTGATTTACCACTTAATTCATCTGCCCCATCAACTTTAGGCATATTTAGATATTCTCTTGCTTCATTGGGGGTCATTATGCCACCAGATACACCAGCATTAACAAAATTCATTTGATCTAATGGAGCACCCTTTAAGAAATCTTTAGTATCAAAACGAATACATAAATTTGGATACCCTTTTAACAAATGCTGATTTAGCTTTTGCTCAATATTAATAATCATTGGGTACATAGTAGTTTTATAAAACTCATCAAGTAATGTCTGAGTGTTATTAAACTTACCTTCTGCAATTCCTAGCATTTGTGGGGGTACACCAAACAAAGCACAAATTCGCTTCATGGTTTGTATCTTTAGATTAGCCGCATCAGCATCTTGTAGGGTTAGCATTTTGACTGTTTCAAATGTCATGCCCTGATCTAACAGCATTCCTTGACCCGGCTTAGATAAATCGGTATCTCTAGAACCAACCATGCTTGCCCATGCTTCTTTAAGTCTGCCAGCAATTTCCTTATATTTAGCATCAGGAATCACTTGCTCTGTTCTAAACAAGCCAGATGGTTTTGCACCATTTAACATGACATAATTGGCATAAATATCAATATCTTGGTCTAAAGCCACTAATTCGGTTGCCAAAATGCCTTTGTTAAAGCCAGCTACACCTTGCCAAGCCGCTTCGCTAATATGCATAACTTGATGGGCTGATAATGGCTCATCTTTGTTAAATCCATAGCTAGGGGTTGATAATCTATAGCTAGGATACCTAGCTGGGGTTAATTGAGTGGTGATTAAAGTAGCATCTAGGTTATACATTTCTAGCGGGGTAGCTACAGCATCTTGTTGGTCTTTTCTCCACCAAAGGGTAAAGCATTCACCAGCCAAATCTTGCCACATTGACCATTGATACCAAAACTCATATTGGCTTTGGAAATTATTTGGGGATTGCAATAAAGACAATACTTGCTTGGCTTTAGTCTTATCTCTAGTGCCTACTTTGCTTGATTTAATGGCATTAACAAATACACCATTCTCATCTTTAGACATAATTTCAATTGGCAACTGGGATAATGCTCTAGCTTTTACACCTACACAGGACATGACTGTGCTGTTTCGGCTAAGAACAGACATATCCAATGGTCTGCCAGCCGCAGTAGTGCTTGCTGTAGTTACATATAATAGTTGCTGGGAAACTGTCTGTCTGCCAGATGCACCTTGATAAATAACATTATTACCAAGCTGGGTCTGCCCAAACAGGGTATTTGATTCTTTTTCTAGTGGTTTTTTTCTACTGAAAATATCTAAAATACCCATGATAATCCTTTGTTTCTTTCGGTTTTTCTATATTTTATATCAGAAACTTCTAAATCCAAAGCTACTGGACACAAAAGGATTATCTAAACTGCAATGGGAAGCAATGATTAATGCAATGATTCCATCAACTTTTGCAGATTTATCAGCTTCATTTTTGCGAACTTTGATGTTTCCATTTACATCTTCATAGACTTCACAGTTACCTAATTGCCAACCTATAAATGGGTTTCCATCATGCTTGATTTGCTGATTAAGTATTAACTTTTCCACATATTTAGAAGGATTAGATAATACTGCCATGCCCTGTCCCACTTTTTTAACTGGTATTCCAGCATCATATAATCGAGCCACAAGGGATGCGGCATTATAGGCATCATAGCCAACTTCTTTGACATTGTATTTCTCGCATTGCTGTTTTATGTAATCTGATATTTCCCTGTCATCCATAACATTGCCTTCAGTTAGCTTTAGGATGCCAGAATCAATTGCAACCCTAAAGATGTCCTGATAATGCTTTGGAATTAGCTCATATCCAGCTTCAGGCAAAAAGAACTTCCAATGAGCATGGTAATCTAACTCTCCATATCGCTTTAGTGTGCATACTGCATTTAAGTCCCTAGTTGCCGCTAAGTCAAAACCAATAAAAACTGCATCTGGCTCTTGTTCAGGAATTGGCTGAATACACTCTGGTTTATCCCAATTTGCCCTATCTATCCATGCACTATTGGCACTAACAAATATGTTCAAGGTTTTACATAAGAATTCATTTAAGGCGGCTGGTTTAGCTTTGGCTTCTTCTGCTCTTTGCTGGATGGCTTCTTCAAAAATGCTAATGCCATGCATGGGATTGGCTTTTGCCCAAGTCTTAGGATCTCGCCAATCATCTTGGGGATCAAGTGAATAAAGCAATCCAAACCACCTTGGGTTATCTGTGGCTTCTCCATTTAGCATTGATTCCAGCATGGACATATCTTCATAAAACTTGGTGTCTTTGCTAAAGCTGGCAGTTGTAATATAGATTCTTAAAGGGTTTTGTCTGGCAACCATACCAGAGTGCAAAACCTCAATTGAGTTCCTATCAACAATGGCAGATGCTTCATCCACAATTACACAAGATGGTGCTTTACCATCTCCTGTCTTTTTGGTGTCCCTAGACAATGCCTTGAACATTGTTTGGGAATCTCCAAACTTTCCAATCTGGTATTTGCTGACTGAAAACAGGCTGGCAATGTCTTTTGGTCCGGTTTCAATAAATCCTTTAGCCGCATCAAAAACAATAGAAGCCTGTTCCCTATTGGTTGCCAAAGTAAAGACTTCTGCACCAGCTTCCCCACAAGCTAATTCATAAAGTGCAATGATGGCAGTAAGGGTAGATTTACCAGCTTTCCTTGGGATGTACAAAATGACATCAGTTACCATTCTTCTGTTGTGATCCTTTTTTGACCTAAAGCCATAGATGGCACAAATAAAAAAAATCTGAAAAGGCTCTAGGACTACATTTTCCCCAGCCTGATGTCCTTTGGTGTGTTTTAGTAGGGATGCAAAACCTAAAACATGATTGGGGTAATCTGGGTCAAACTCCCATTCCCATTCTTTGTTTTCAAGAAAATTTAAGAAACGCTGACAAGCAAGCCTAACATTCCTACAAACTTCTATTTCCCCTTTGGCTACCTGATTAGCATATTGGATGCCATCCTGATAGTTCATCTTATCCTTTAACTCCCCTTAAAAACTTGGAAACAGCAGAGTTATCACTAACATTGCCTTCTGTCTTATTTAACCTACCTCTAGGGGTTAGCCCTAATTCATTCATTAATTGTATGACCAATTTTAGTGCATTGTTCCTGATGGAGATAATAGGGTTAGGAGCAAGTGTTTTTCCATCATTTGTGGAAATTACCAGATCGCTATTAGATAGTTGCATATTGCAAGCCACATACAAGTCTATCTGATCTGCCAACATAGCCAAGGTGTGCTTGTCTTGGTCTGAGCCAATTCCATAAACATCAAATAAGTAATCAGCAGTTTCAGCCACAAAAGTTGCTTTGTCCCATCTGGTGGGATTGGTCATCCACTCTGCTTCAGGGATTCTCTTTTTCACCGATTCGGGCAAAGTGATGGCTTGGTGCTCAGGCTTTGTGCCATGTACAAGGTGTAGTTCTGGTGGAAGTTTGTTCATGACTGTAGTTTATACGCAACACCCCCCTCTTGCCAACTTCTTTTACAGAAGATTGGG